TCTATAGAACGCCCTTCTAACTTAGCTATAATTTTTGTTAACTCTGTATCAAGTTTACCATAGGCATTAGACCATTCTGCAGTAGTTTTAGAATTAACAACTTTAGTTTCTCCAATAACCTTTTTTAATTCTTGACTTTTATCTAATAACTTTTGTAAGGAAGTTATAGAGCCTTTTGTAAAACTATCGGATAGATTACTCCCTTGTAATTTCTGAATTAAAGATTTTACTGAGCCTTCAATACTAGCAGTATTCGCTTTTAAATTAACAATAACATCTTGTGAAACTACAGTTTTATTTGCCATATATCCTCCTAATTAGAATTGTAAGAACTTAGAAAGTAAAGTTCTATTTAATTCCACTGTCATTTTTGTTTGGTTTTCGACTTGGCTTTTTAATTGATCCCAACGATGCATGCCAACTATATTCTCATTTTCACGAATGTTTTCTTTATAGTAACCTAAAGAATTATAGTCACTAATTGATACTTTTATTGCATCTTCTTTTAAATCTCTATTTTTAGATTCAAGTTGAGATATAAATTCATAAAGTATTCCAGATACTGGCATATAGATACCATTAATAAAAAATATATGTAGCGTTGTTTCATTTGAACTATTAGAAGCAACAAAATTGCCCAATGCTTCCGTAAACATATCTTCTGATTTTTCAAACATCCATCTTGCGGCAATAGTAGCCAACATAACACCAATCTCTTGCTTCATGTTCTCATATAGCGCACCAGTACCAGTATTATTTAACATTAGTAATAAACTATCAAGATCATTCATCTGTAGGCTATCATTTAACGATATTATAGTTGCGGCTTTAGCATGAACTGTAGAACTACCAACTATTTTATAATCTCTAGCAATTGCATCTGGTTTCCAATCACTATTTTCTTTTGAAATACGTTCTGGCATGTACATTTTAGAGCTATAAGCAATTTTAAATTTATTTTTTATCGCTTTTATTTGATTTTCTGTAATTTGTAGCTGAGTTATAAAACTATCATAATTAAAAACATCACTGTTTTTTAAGTTTTCAGAAAAAGTTCCTTCAATAGTAACTTTCATTTCTACGTCATTAATACTCTCAAAACCAGTTAGTTTTTTAGACGTTGCTATTTTTCCAATACCTTCATTAGATAGCGCCAACTTTATTTCGGCGCCAATACCCCGCATAATATAACCAAGAGCAGAATCTATTTGACCTTTAACAGTATCACCCTTCAAGCCATCTTTTTTATTTGTACCTCTAATTTTTAATACCGTATCTAGTTTTACAATATGATGTCCATCTTTATTCAGAGTTTTAGCGCCCTTATTTGGTAACAATCCTTGAGATGTTAAAACTAGATTAGCCAATTCATATGCCGCTTTTTCTGTTTCTGGGTTATTCAAATCAAAAGTAGTGTTGCCCATATCTTTAATTGCAGTGTACATAAGTTCTGTCATATCTAAATTTGCGATAGGGATAGGAACTTTTTTATTGTTATCGTATCTAACTCCAGTGCTGGCTCCTATCTTATCTATTTCTCTATGTAAAGCCATCTTAAATTTATCATTTAATTGAGCATTTTTATATGTTTTAATAATATCTTTAGAGTTCTTTAGCCCCTTTTCGGTTATTTCTAAAATAGTAAATATTTTAGTAAAATCATTTGAGGTCATAGTTCCATTTGCAGTTTTAACTATGGCTTCGCGCAATGGTTCAACTAAATCTTTTAATTCACTATTAAATATTGGATCACTATACAAACCAACAAGAAAAGAAACTTCTTTCGCGCGCTCATTTTGCGCCATTTTTTTTAGCAAACCAAGTAAAACCGATTGATCGGCTGCACCAGTTGTTGTTAGACCAGAAAGGAAACCTTCAATATTTTCTGAACCAACTGGAGTATTAATTTTAGAATTTTGATAATCTTCTGTAATCTGACCAGGAAGAACGACATATCTTTGTGCCTTAATTAAATTCATTCCAGGAAGACTATATTTACCCTTTCTAACGGTTTTGTTCATTAAATTTTCTGCCATAAAATTCACTCCAAAAAAATAAACCAGTACTAGTGTACTGGTTTATCGTATATTGAAAGGTTATAAATCACCATCTATGTCTTTGTCTAAGTATATAAACTGACACACATATTTGTTGTTCCTTTCACCAACTGGATTTCCTTGCAACCTAAAAGTCGATACCATCGGCGCAATATCACTACCCAGTCTAACTGATAAATCAGATACCAATTTTATACTTGGAATATTTAAAATTCCAGTCTTTGATAATCCATCAAAATCATCCTTGTATCTCATCTTAGCACTCAACTTTAAAGTTGCAGTGTTTAATAGACGCTGACCTACTGTTAGAACAGCAATGTCACCAATATATGTGAAAATATATTTAATAACGTAGTTTGTGAAAGGAGCAAGTCCAGATATGTTTTTACCATCTCTTGTGTATCCAGTTGGAACACTTCCATCGGTATTATAGATAAAAAATTCTTTTAAAGGTACTTCCTTTAAAATAATCTTTCCATCAATATCTGATTCCTTATTTTCTGTTTGAGGAACTTCAACTGCACTATCTACTCCTTCCATTAATTTGGAATTTGTTAAGATTGCCATGCCAACTTTTGACATGAGACCTTTTTCGCAGATAAATGAAACAGCATCTGTTTTTTCCCAATAGACAAGTTCTGAATTTCCTTGTCCACCTCGCGCAGTTCTAACAGTCTTAAATTCTTCTAAAACTGCTAATTGCAAACTATCGAAATGTAATATCGTTTCTCCAGGCGCAAAAGTTTTGCCACCTATCTCTAAATTATAAGTAGTTTTTATATCGATGCAGTACAATTCTTTGGTATTAAATGTATCCATAAATTTTACATCTCTCCTTTAAAAAAAATAAAGGGTTGCCATAAAAGACAACCCTTTAATTAGCTGTTATATTGTGTACTTAACAAGTTTCATCATGACGCCGTCACGAGGACGAAGAACACGCATGGTCATGTTGAATACAGTAGGATCACCCTCAGCCTCAAGGGTTAGAGTATTTTCAGCGCCCATCTTAGCCTGAGGAATGATGAACTGGAAGTACTCATCGACACCTGTTGCTTTGTTACGTGCATAAGTATCACCAACAAGTTTATAAGTGCCAGGGAAGGAGTTAGCAGATACTTCAATTGTATAAGTATTTGCAACGCTACTACGAGTCTCTTCAACATAGACAGCACCAGAAGTAGGAGCAGCAGTTAGAGAAGCCATAGTAGCAGCATCATAATACTTAAGAGTAGGGACATTAACTGTAGGAAGAGCAGATGTATAAGCGACAATGTCAGGTGTATACACCATACGAGTTACAGTTGCAGTTGCAGCAGCAAGTGTTTTCTTTCCATCACCAAACATAACATGCATTGATTTTGGAGTAAACAGAGCGTCTTCAAGAGTAACAGTAATTTCTTTACCATAGTCCCAGATGATTAGTGGGGAGTTACCTTTACCACCGCGGGCTTCAGCTTGTTCAGCAGTCTGCTCAATAGTAGAAACTTTAAGAGTATCTAAGAAAAGAACAGGCAGATTAGTTGACAAGTCATATAGGGTAACGTCAGCTACTTCTTTTATACCATACTGGTCGAGAATATTAGCCATTTATAATGACCTCCTATTGATTATTGTTTGTTATCCAATATTGTGGTTTTAACTTTTTGGGGTCTGCGCCACCATATAAGAAATGCATTTCTGTATTATATCTTTCCTTACTACCATTGACATTAAGTTGATGATATAAAGCAAATAATGACATATCTTTAATATTTAATGGTGTAATTCCAACACCATAGGCGCACATCGCACTCATTAAATCTAAAAAAGATGGAGCATTTGCGCCCTGTTGTTTACGTTTTACTGCATCACGCAATTCACGCTTTTCTCTAAAATGTTTAGCTCTTTCTGATTCATTCTCTGGAATTTTTGCAACCTCTGGAATTTTATTCTGTAGGCGCACAATATTCTGAAAATCACTAAAATTATTGTTATCAATAATTCTTTTATCAATTGGAGAGCCAATAACAATTTGACAAGAGGGAATTAAAATTGTAACTTCTTCTCGTATAAATGTAAGAAAAGCATTCTTGAACTCTAATAAAAATTCGTTATCTAACTCACAACTCATCATAAGATATTCCAATGGAGTTGGGATGTCACTAATATTAAAGTCTTCGCCATAAGCTAATTGATATTTCTGAATAATAAAACTTCTATCAACTGTTAAAAGTTGAAGCGAAATATCATATTTTTTATCAAGTGCAAGCACAGTTCCAATTGTCATAGGATAAATAAAGCATATATCGTCAAAGTTATATGGCGCGCCAATATAAGCTAAATTTTCAATAGCACTATTTGAATAGGTCAATTGAATACCCCATTCTATAGCAGCACATTTCATCAGTAATAGAATCGAGTTGAAAATCTACTGAACGTAGAGTTCCTATTCCACCAATACTTTTCCCATCTAATATTTCATCAATATAAGACATTAAAAGAAATGGTCTTAATTCATCTCCTTCAATTATCCATTGTGCATAGGGCACATATAGATAAAACTGGACTGGAAGAACTAATATTTCTTTATTACGTGCATCACGAGCGCCACCGATTAAAGACATTACCAAAATACATTTAGTAGTTTCTTGCGCGCCAACTCTTGGAGTAAATCTAATTACATCTCCAAGTAAAGATTTTGTACTACTAAAATCCGTATGTGAAAGTGGTTTTTCGTCTGTATAGTATAATACTTTACATAGATTCTGATTTGCTAGAAATCTTTCTGCTATCTTTTGTAAAATACTACTTAGTTCTCTATAATTTCTTACTGCCATTATTAAGACCCCCAGAAACCACTTGGAGTGGCAGTTTGAGAATCCTTATCGCGCACAAGTGTAATATCAATAGTTAAATATTGAACACCAGGAACTGTTTCAGAATCGAAACCAGAAACAACAAAAGCGCGAGGACTTTCATTTAGTAAACAATAATATTCTTTTTGAATACTACTATCAAATTTCATAATAAGATTGACATAATTCTGAGCTTCTCTATATGCTGAACCGCCGCCAATATTCTTAAAGATATCCTTTACAGAACTATCTTTTGAACTAGCAACATTAACATAAGAAGTATGAACTTTTTTATCTTTATCATACCAAGTTAATATACGGTCAAGTAAATAAACTTTATACTTATTATATCCATAGGTATCATTATGGTCTTTAAATGTAACTAACCATTTCTGATTAGTACCAGTAGAAGTAGTTATATCTAAAATAGAACCAGTCGCAATATCTACGGTTTTTGAAGTTAACATATAACTCACTATATCTTTTTCATCGCCTTTTGCAGGTTGTAATGAGCCAACATAGTTTTGATAATTACAATTAAAATCAACTTTGTACATTGATTTAGGTAAAAAGTTTTCAAAATTTTGTATCTTAGTATTTAAAATTCTTTCTTGTCGAGAAGTGCCATTTCTATTGACGCGCTGGAGATAAACATCTTCATAATAAGACATAAATTATTCCTCCATTACACCAATTAAATTCATACACTCCAAAATAGTTGTTCTAAAATATTGAAAACGTAAATATCGACAAGTTCCTAATTTAATAGAAATAGTTTCATAATTAATAGTACGATATTCCTCTGGAAAACCCATAAGTTCAATCATAATATTGTCAAGAAACTTCTCCCAATTGGGATTATTTTTTTCACGTTCACATAATAAACCATACAGCTTTCCTTTAAATTTATTTAAGTAAGCCGCATGAATTTCTTTCTCGGTTGTTACTTTCTCATTCATTAATTATCACCCGCCAATTTACTATATTGAAATGGACTGCCATTTGGCGCGCGATAATAAGTGTGTTGAAGTCTATCCGCTGTTTTTAATGAGGTTTCCAATAGCTTTGTAAGTTTATCTAAGTAATTAGCTTGAGAGAAATCAGACTCTCCATATTGGTCTCTAATCTTTTCCCAAGAATGTATATCGCGGTCTAACCAAGCAACTTTCATATAGTTCGCAATCAATTGAATTTCTTGCGCGCCAAGTTGATTAACAAAACCAGCATTATCTTGTTCATAAAGATTTACTCTTGGAAATTTTATATAAGCAAGGGCACTATCAAGAAGTGCTTTCCAATCAGCTTCAACTGTAGCAGAATCATCTGCCCATGCCCATTCATCTTCCTCTATTTTAGCCAAGAAAGCATCATAAACGGTTTGATAGGGAGTTAATGCCATGGTTTATCACTCCTTAATTTTTACGTCTTCTTCGTTCTGTCTTTCTAGTTCAATAGCCTTTACAACATCAATTCCAGTCTTTTCTTTTAGTGCCATTAGTTTATCCATACTAATTGATTTCTCTTTAATTGCCATATCAACAAGAGCAAGCGCTTGTTCCTTAGTAATTTCGCTAAGAGTGGCTTTAAATTCTTCAATAGTTGCTGCTTTAACGAGTCTAGTCATTTGCGCAGGTTTGAGTATAGTTACAAATGGCTTTTCAGCATCTGCTTCCTCAAGTCCAAGTTCTACACGAATTTCTTTTTCTTCGATGAAAAGAACACCTTCATCAATAAAAGCTTTAAAACCAACATCATAGATGGCTTCGCGCAGAATTTCCATTTCAATTTTAAAAGCAGAATTTGCCTGCCAAGTACGTCTAAACTTACTATCAGGCAACTCAATTAAGATAGAATGATTTGTTGTATTTGTGACTGTTCCTTTTGTTAGTTCCATAATAAAACTCCTTTTTACTCATATAAAAATATTGGGGAGGGAAGTATTCCCTCCCCATTACTAATTAATTACTTAATTAGGTCAGTGATGAATTGTAATAGACAGCCCAGTTGTGGTAAGTAGTAATACCAACACCGAACTTTTTATAGGCCTGGATTTCCATAGAATTGTCACGATTCTCGAACTCTTTGACAATTGTATCTCCTTCCATAACTACCTTAACAACTTTCTCTCCACCAGTTGGGAAGATGTAAGCATATCTTGGGTCAACAACCTTAGTTGCATTGTCAACATCAGTAAAGGACTGAGGGAGACGAACAATAGGAGTACCACGGAAGATAGTTACATAACCAGTCTCATGAATAGAATCAAGGTCTGCAGCGTGTGCCCAGTTAGTAGCTCCAACAGTAACAGCATCTGCGCCCATAGAAGCAACAAACTCTGGAGAAGCGAAGATAACAGCGCCAGTGCCGTAAGCACGTGCTACGTTGCAAAGTTTAAACAGTTCGCCAGCATTATAGGTATTGCTATAAACTGTATTAGCAGGACGAGTAGCGGAAACAGAAGCCTGAAGAGCAGCCTGAACTTCTTCAAAAACCTTATCTGTGAGTCCTTCTACGATAATATCCATGTAATCAGCAATATTCTCATCGCCGCAAAGGAAACGCTCGAAGTCGATGTATGCTGCTCCACCGATAGCCTTAGGATAGATATCAAAGGTCTTGGTGTCTAGACGGAATGTCTCGTAAACTCCAGATACGCCTACGCGTGTAAGGAACTGTTTTGCACGTTGTTTACCAACTTTCTGTGTGAAGGACACACGAACGCCGTGACCAACCTGCTTAACTTCTGCGAACTGACCCATGATAGCAATGACTTTGTTAGGAACAATTTCATCAGCAACAGTCTGGATGATTTCGAAGATGTCATATTTATTTCTGCGATAACTATTGAAATCGCTAGCAAGAGCGTTCAATTCATAGCGAAGAGTTGCATTTACATCAGATGCATTCTGAAATTCAGCAGGTGCATCGGAAGGAGCCTTATTCTGTGCCGCGCATAGAGCGAGGTCTTTTAAGCCTTTTAAAGTAGCCATTATTCAAATACCTCCTTAACCAACAACAATGAACTGAACAGCAGGGTTACCGTCAGGCATTGTAGTTTTCTTGATTACTGATAGCACAGGACCAGCAGTAGGTTTAACAGTTGAAAGTGCAATTGCGCCAAGATTTGTTGTATAAGTACCATACATAGGTGTAGTACCAACAGCAGCAAGTGCACTATTCAGAGCGGATTCATTAGCATAGACAGCTGTATCAGCAGCGATGCAGTTTGTAGTAAACTTATCACCAACAGAAAGATAACCTACGCGAGGATAGAAACCATCTGCGCCATCATTTTTGAAATTCTTAAGACCAGGATTAAACTGATCATAAATCTTTTCAGCGGTATATACGATACCAATAGGACGAACTTCGGTAGTATCTGCCAAATCAACTTCACCCTTAACCTTGTCTACAGCAACGAGCATGCCGTTTTCAAGAGGAAGGGCTGTTGTGAAAGCAGAACCAGTTTTGCACTGTGCTTCAATGCGACCATCGCGCATAAATGCACAATTCTGTGGCTCAAACTGACCGTAGCCATTTTTATAGAATCTTGCGTTAGCCATTTATTTTTCCTCCAATATAAATTATTGTTTTTTTCTATGTTTCATTATAAGCTTGGTAGCTTCAGAAAGATGATCGTCGCTTCCGCCTGTAGGAATAAAGCCAGGAGCATTATCATTATTCTGTGTAAAGACATTAGGATTCTTTTCCATTGCGATGAAAGCAAGTTCTTTCTTAAGAGTAACTACCTCATAGGTATCTTTGCCCTCTACAAATGGTTTCATTGTTTCTTCATCAAGAAGTGCGCTATAACGAGAGATAATCTCGTCTTTCTGAGTTCCTTCAATTTCATCTTTATAAGATTTAAGAGTAGAAAGTTCACCAGTTAGAGTTTCAATAGCAGTTTCCTTTTCAGAAATAACAGTATCTTTATCTGTTGTTAAAGTAGCAATAGCTAATTCATAATCAGATTTTAGATTTTCAATAGCAGTATCTTTTTCAGATAGAGCATTATTTGCAGTTTCGAGTTCGCCAACTTTAAGTTCAAATTCAGAAGCTTTAGTCTCTAAATCAGTTTTTAAAGTTTCGATTGTGTTGTTTGCAGCAACATAAACTTCATCAACTTTTTCAAATGTTTCACCATTAGCCGCTTTTAAAAGATTAAGAGCTTTATATTCTGCGTCAGTAACATCAAGAATATAGCAGTCTTCTTTTTCGCCTAATGTGACTTCATTTGTAGTATCATCTTTCTGATAGTACCAACGGCAGAACTTCTGAGTTTCATAATCAAAGCAAAGTGCATATCCATCATAGATTTCACTTATACCATAATTAACTTCCCAATTACCTTCGCTTGTGTAATTAGGGTTAATTAGATTGAAAAGCAGGTCATGCTTTGTTCTATCAGAGAGTTTAAAGTTAATCATTTCTTTTCCTCCCTCTTGAGTATCAACTAAATTTTTGAGCTTGGTATATAAGGAGAAAAATTCCGCACCTTCAAAACAAGGTTCGACGTCATCTCCTAATGCTTGTAGTCCTAAAAAACAACCCTCAGTATATACATACTGTCTTTTACCTTCCACAAATTGCCATTGACCTTTTATGGATTTCGTATATATTTCCATTGATTGTCCTTTTGAAGGAATTTCTTTCGCTTCTGGATAAAGAGCAGTAAACAATAGAACATCCGCGCAAGCATAAGTACGAGTTACACCATCATCATCAAGATGTTTTTCCCAAGCTAAGTTTGGATTTTCTGGAACAACTCCGTAGATACGTCCTTCTGATCTCTTCTCACCATGAGTAGTAAAATCATCCTCTTCATAAATTCCTTTGACAGGAGTATATGCGAGTGTAGATAATAATTTGTCTGCGAACTCCTCTGTTATATAAGTAGAATTTCTATTAGCACCCTTATAAAAAATTCGGACGCGAGCGCGAGAAAGTGTAGGAGAATATTGTTCCACATTTCCGAAAGCTTTAACACTAAAAGTTGTATGTGGCATTATTTGGCTCCTCCATTAGTATTTGTAATTGTTTTATCAGTTTTTGAAGTATTTGACTTTGTTGGTGCGCCACCCTCTCCACCATTTTCTCCAGTATTACCAGTTTTAGTCTGAGTATATGATAGATTTAATGGTTTGAGCATTGTTTCTAAATCAAGAACATCATTTTCAAGAACCTTAATATCAACAATTTGTTTCTGTGTAATTCCACAAGCAATAATTGGTAATAGAAAACTATATCCAGCAGTTGCAAGTTTATAAGTTTCATCAATATATGATTGGTTATTATAATAACTAATTGGTAGAATAGTAAAATCATATTCTACATTAGCATTGCCAACTTTTTCATTTAATAAGAATTTAAATGCCTTTGAAATTTGGTCAGCCAAATTCATCATTAAAGACATATCATTATTAATTGATTGCTCAAGAGAAATATTCCCTTCTGCCGCAAAGATATTAGGACTAGAACCAGACTCTGAATAAATAAGTTTTTGAAAAGTTTCCAAATTAGAATTTATGGTCTGGCGCGCGTCCGAAAGACTTTCTACACTAACATCAGCATAAGTAGTTAAAACATCAAGATTTTCATTATTGCGCAACATATTGCAAGCACCGCGATGAAGTTCTTCAGCTTCTTCTGGCTCAATAATAAATTCTCCATCATTCTTAACACCAAGTTGTTGAACAAGAATTTTCTTTAGTTCATTTTCCTCTTTTTTAATTTCTAAGTCTCTGTAAGTTTCGAAATTATCAATAGCAGAAATTGTATTAATAAAAAGTGGTCTTGCATCTTCAATCTTAAAATAAAGTCCAATTCCTTCAGGTATTACCGCCCATTGAGGACCTTTACCTGCGATATAACTTTGATAAGATTTTTTAATTGGTTTTGGATATACACTTAAAGCCATTTCTCTTAAAATAGGGTCTGTTATTGTAGAAAAATATTGTAAATTAAATTCAACAATATCTAGTCCAGAGAACCCTTTGAAACGAGTTCTACAATAATCAAAAGGTAAATCCATTGTAGAAATTTGACCTTTTTGTTCAACAAAACAACCATAATAAGAACCATCAACTAGTACATCAATAGCAATATGGGCGCAAAATCCTTTGATATCTATATCTTCACAGAGTGAAAGTGCTTGATAGTAATTTGTTTTTGAATTAGCATTGACTTTCTTTTTAAAATGTGGTATAACTAAATAAGAATAAGTTAATAAATATCCATAATAAAAAATAATTCTACGATAGAATCCACTGGCGTAGAAGTATGAGCGAGATAACTCTTTCATACTATCTACATTTCCAGATTCAATAATCTCTTGAACTTCTTCTTGAGTATATGTTCTTATTCTTCCTGTATTTAGTTTTCCACCCCAGCGTCTATCAGTTTTATAACTTTCTTCGCTAGTGGCAATCATTTTATCTACAGCCGCTTTAAAAAGGGAAATTCTATTGGTATCTTCCATTATTAACCCCCTTCACTATAGAACATTAATGTTCTTGATTTTCCGCGGCGTTTCATTTTCTTATTCAGTTCATCTTCTAACTCTTTTATTCTCCATAAACCATATTCAAAAGAACTAAATTTATCTTTTGTATATCGTTTATTAATCATTTCTAAGTTAATATCAGTAGAACTTCCTGTTGGTTTAATACGCAAGTTTGCCATTTCATCAAATAACTTAGTAGTTAATTCGTGTGGCATAATACGTAATGACCTCTTTTCAAGAGTCATTTTCTGACCAATCTTAGTTGACAGAAGTTTATTTTTAGCTTCTGTTTCTTTAATAAGAAATTTAACTAAACCGCTATTAATTCTTGTATAACAATTTCCATGAATTAAACTTGTAGTAGTAGCATTAGCCTTTAAACAATAAATAATCTTTTCACAATCTACTGGTTGAACCTTAGCATATTCTTTGTCATTAAAGATACCATATGCAGGCATTATCTTACCAGTTTCTAAATCAAGATTTGGTTTTACCATAAAGTCAAGTAATCCAACACCTAAACCATTTCCATCGATTACAACTTCTTTTGGTCTAAAGTCTGCGATTATTTTCTTTAAATCTATTGCCTGTCTTTCAAAGTGTTTTGATTCTGCAGTTTTACCTAGTATATACATGTTTACAAGATTAGCCTTATAAACATTTTTATATAAATGAACCTTAAAAACACAAACAACTGTTTGACAAGAAAGACGACCTACGTCTACTGATAATAAGTAGAAATCATCCTTATATGCTCCAAGATTTTGAGTGCGTTCAGGATTAACAAGAATACGATGTTTAATTAGTTTGTCATAATCAAAGAAAGAATCATCTGAACCACCAGTCCACTGTGCCATAT